GGAACTTGAGCGTACCAGAAGCTCTGGGCGTCCTAGAGCTTGTAAAGGCGCACATCATTGACGATGCAAAAGAACTGGAAGAGGGCGCATAAATGGCAAGCGACAGCTTACACAAATGGTTTAGTCGAAATGGCGGAAAAGGATGGGTTGACTGCAAGACGGGAAAGCCATGCGGAAGACAGAAAGGCGAGAAGCGGGACGGTTACCCGGCCTGCCGACCAACGATGTCGCAATGCAACTCTAGAGCAAAGCAAAAGAAAAGCTCAGAAAGAATTAAATGGAAGTGAACGCCTTTATGCGTTCTTCTCCTTCAGCTTCTCCAACGCAGTCACAACCCGATACATACCCGCCTCTTTCCGCATATCGTCATCGGTTGGATTGAGCAGATACGCCGCCTCATAAAGTGCGTCTTTAATTTCATTCACTTCTTCTGACGTTAGATACACTCCATCGCACTCCACCACTTCCGCTGTCCCGCGATACTTGTTGTGATCGCCGCTCATGTGATCTCCTGCGCACCGCTCCAGATCTCGAGACAATGATCCAGAACTCCTCGTATTTCGCCGTCGTTGATTACTTCGAGGTCGACTTCAAAGTCGATGACTTCGCTTTCTTGAAGCGTAAGTCGTCGACTACCACTGGCAGTCCTATTTCCAGAGATCGCTCGACCTTTCTCTCCCAAAGACTGACCCAAAAGTTCTCGTCTATGCATTTCCTTCCCCATTCAGTTCCGAGGCTTTGCATCGCCCACCTTGGTGTGTGCCCGCAAAGCAAACTTTTTTCTGCTTCTTTTAAAGACCCATCAAGATCGTCGTTGTTTAGTCCGATCGCACGAAGCATGTCTTTGATCGGGGCGGCAAACTTGATTACTTGATACCCATGCTTCTTTTCAAAATGGTTGGCAGAGTATGACTTGCCGGAACCTTTGAGTCCGCAGATGCCAATCACGGGAGGAAAGTCAGATCTCATGAGATTTTCCCCAGCCGGTGTCGGCGAACTTCGATTGTCGCCAGCTCTTCCTGCAAGTACCTTAGCTTATCAACTGCCTTGCGCCTGTCGTCATACAGCTCATTCTGCTCTGCTTCGTCGTCAGTGCATCTGTCGTATGTCCATTCGAGATCAGCAATTCGAGACCTTACCGAATCAATTTGGCACCTAATCTCGATCACTCTTTCGTCTAAATCTGTAGGCTTTGAAACCTTGCTCACTTCAAGCCCCCTCCCTTGGAAGTGGTTCATACGGTATCCAGTTGTTGCAGACTCCATCTTCACACTCGTCGCAACTCCAAGATCCCTCTTTGTTAGGTTTTGCGTTACCGCAGTTACGCATGATTTTTTCTTCTGGCAACAACCCTCTCCAACAGGCATCTCTTTTGAAGCAAGACTTGCATCGCCAATCCGACTCGTCTTTTGCGCACTTTCGAGCCTCTTGCCTGAGTACGGTTTCGACACGTGTCTTCAGAAAAGAAAACCTGAACTCATCGAAGTCGACATATTCATGCAGGTATGCAGAGTTGTTTTTGTTGTACGACACAAACATGAATTTAGTCAGGCCAGAGAGGCCCATCATGAACTGCATCTGGTCGTAGTAGTTTGGATGGCTGTAACGCACACCCTTTTTTGCGCACTCTTTGTGCTTGTTGTCGTTCATGGACTTGATCTCAAGACCAATCGTTTCTCCATCGATCTCAACGAGTCCATCGGCGTTGCCCATAGCGTGGCCGCCATACGCTTCCCATCGCCACTGCTTACCTGTCATAGGATTGGTGTCCATGACGTGAATACCCGCCTTCCTCATGTCAGAAACAACGAGGTATTCGATGCGGTGGCCGTCCCGAAAGATCCGCTTCAGTTGCGGATCAGTCGAGACATCAGGATAACCCCGGTGACAAAATGCCAGATACGCATCGCACAAGTTGCCGACGCCCGAGGCACCGATGTAAGCACGCGGCTTCTGTTTCTCTTCGGAGTCGAACGCTTCGTCGATCTTTTGCGTTACGTCTGGCAAATCCATCAGAACGGAATCTCGTCGTCTGCGGCAGGCTTCGGAGCGCCGCCCGATTCAGCTTGTGGGGCAGGCTTCGACGCAGTTTTCGGATCGAAGTAATAGCTCACTTTTGACCCTACTCTTTCCTCTCCGTCTTTGATGTAACGATCTTCAGCGACACCAACACCTACAATCAAGCCGACAAGAGAAGCTACGTCGCCGGGATGATCTGGGTTAGCGTGACCGCCATTGACAAGCAACGCCTTCAGTTGCTCTCGCCCAATCTTCGTCGCCGTCGGCGAAGACGGGACGTGAACATTGATCCATGCACGAATTCCGCCTTTGCCTTCGGTTGAAGAAAAGGAGACTGCAATCTGCTTGCCCCCTGTTCGGGTGTCTTTTAACTCTGCGCTATCAACTTTCACTACGTGACGGCCGGGATCCAAAATTGAAGAACCACCAGAAAACTCAACTTCTGAAAGGTTCAAATTGTTAAACGAAAATTCACTCACTTGCGGACTCCTTCTTCTCAAGCCACTTTGCATACTGCTCTGGTGTTGCGTCCATCCGACGCATTAAATCTACGATGTTTCCTGTTCGCTCAACCGCGTCAAGACGACGTTCCTCATCGCGCACTTTTCCTTTCCATCCTCTGGTATCAGTGGTGATCACGTATCGGACTGTCTTTAGCCCGTTATCACGACTGCCAGACGTATCCATTACGCCGCAGAAGACGCAGTCAAAGATCCCCGGCAACTGCTCTTTCGTTGAGTTACCCGCAATCATTGGCCAATACTCTGTGTTGCCGTTCGAGTCTTGGCTCTTCTTTGCAAGAGCTGTTACTAAAACGTGCATCGGAAGATCTCGAATCGCCTTGCAAGCGCCGATTAGCTGGGCGCCATGGTTCTGCCAGATTTCAAAACCATTCACGTTCTTCTTCGTCTTCTCGGCCTGCCGATTGGCTACGATCTCCGCATGCTTGACCGAGTGATCGGACAGCTCTGTCAGAGAGTCGATGCAGATCCATTTGTATCCCCTCTGCTTGAAATCGTCAGAACGTATCCACTCGAATATGGATCGAAAGGAATACTTACCCTCGTCTGGATTGGTTTCCCCATCCCATGAAGTGAATGGCAGGTAGTCGATCCCTGCGTTCCGAACAGAAGACAAACCAGACTCACCGCTAATGATGAAGCCGGGGCCGTAATGTTCCTGATAATGCTTACACTGCGTCGTCTTACCCCAACCGTGAATGCCGTATAGCAGACACTTCCGGTACGACGTGGTGTGATCCTGTGTATTCAAAGGACTGAAGTTCATTGATCAACCTCGTGAACTTTTATGGATGGCTTGCCGGGTTTGCGTGTAAGCGCAGGCAAGAGCTTCTTGCGTTCGTCGTCGTCAAGCGCATCGAAGCGTCGCTTGTCTACGGACAGAGTCTTACGAACGAAGTCTGGTAGTTCGTTACCGTCTTCCAAGATTTTGCGAAGCTGGTCTTGGTCCCATTGGTAACGCTCAGGTATGCGGATGTGTACGACGTGTGTGTCGCCGACTTTTAAGACGTGCTCTCCGGGCTCTTCGGAAACCTCGTCGAGCAGTTTGAACGAAAGCGCATCAATTCTTTCTTCGATGATCTCGCGATCATCCATCAGCTTTTTGAACTCAGCGGCCAAGGTCAAATACTCAGGCTTGGTCACGGGCTTGGATGCATAGCTGTCCCAGTCACTCATGTTACTAATCCTCAAAAAAAATTACGTAATTGCTTACTTGTGTAAGCTGAACACACATTAAGGCAGTCACACATCTAATACAACTAACAAGAATCTCATATATGACATTCTTACATCTGAGACACATCTCAATGCTTGTTTGAAATATCGAACAGCGTATTCTTCTCGTCAAATCAAGAGGAGAAACGATGAAATTTAACGGGAAGCAATTGATCGAGGACTGCGGTGGCCCGAAGGCGGTCGCTGAAAAGCTCGGAAAATCCAGAACAGCCTTCTACCGACTAATAGCTACGGGCTACGTGGGAACACCAACTATGTGCCAGCTTTTATCGGCTTATCCAAAATTAAATTTTATGAAGTATTTCGAGAGTGAAGATGAGTGAAGAGCTAGAGAAATGGCGCGAGGCGCTATACGACTCAGCGACTGAGGCTGTAGAGATGGGGTGGAATGTCATTCCACTGTCCATCGACAGCAAGAAGCCGCTGATCGAATGGAAGAAGTATCAAACACAAGAGGTCACGCATGAAGATCTGGAACATTGGTTTCGGGATGGCGTGGGGGGTAATCGTTTTTTTAATTTGGCAGTGGTTACTGGAGCTATCTCGGGCATTGTCGTAGTTGATTGCGATAACGACGAAGCGGTCAAGTATGCTGAACGGCATCATCTTACCTCTCCGTTCGTCGTCGAGACGACGCGCGGAAAACACTACTATTTCAAGCACCCTCGCAAAGGACAGCAGTTCAGAAACAAAGTGGGCGGCACTGGTCGAGATTGGCCAGCGATCGAGGGACTGGATTTCCGGGGTGACGGTGGTTACGTCGTTTTCCCTTGCTCAATCAAAGTAAAAGACCAAGCGATCCAACACGTCTACACATGGAAGATCCCGGATACTTTTGATTTAAGCGATATCGATGAATACCCATGGAACGGTTTGGCAGACGTGGTCGAGATGCCAAGCGAAGAACAATTCAGCTTCGGGAGCTTGAATCTTGAGAACGTCAAAGCTTACAACCCAGAAGATTCCCTCCCAGTTTGGGACCAGATCAAGATACGGGTAGCACACCTCGGGCGAAAACTATCAACAGGTGACGGCACTGACGCAGTGATGATCCGTTACTGCGGTCAAAAGGTAAGACAAGGTTTTACTGGAGAGAATTTATGGCAAGCCGTTTGTGAATTTCATGATGAGTTTTTTGACTCGTCAAATTATTCAATCGAAGAAACCGAGGCTTGGCTGAAAAGCAAAGTGGAGTCTGCGATTTACATGGACCAGAGAAACTGGCCAGAAGACTACGATTCAGACGGAAATCGCAAAGAATCTCAAGACACCAAGAATGATGAGCCGCTTAAAAGATTACAGCCTATCTATAGCGGGGATGTAGACAGACTGATCGACTCGCTCGGCGACATTGATTACTGGGCTGATCCGATCATCCCTGCTGAAACAATCACACAAGTCGTGGGGTACAACGGCCATGGCAAGTCTTACTTCTTGATGGCGCTACTGTCTTCGATGGCCGCTTCTCGTCCTGAGTTCGGCCCATACGACACACCAAAACCACCAAAAATCTTCTACCTCGATTACGACAACCCTGCCAGAACAGTCCTCTACAGGATGCGTGGATTCAATCGGATGCTCGGCGATTCAAGAGACAACTTGGCATTGTGGTCTCCGTCTTTGATAAGCCAAGAGAACGGCGGCGACATGAACCTTGCTACGGAAGCAGGGTTTCGCCTGCTCGGACAATGGCTTGATGAGATTAAGCCAAACATCGTTGTCATCGACACGGTGCGAAATGCATTTGGCGGCCTCGAAGAAGCTTCAGCAAGCGAGTGGTTCAAGGTGAACTTCGTCGCACGATCTATCCGAACTAAATACAAAGCGTCCGTCGTCTTGGTGCACCACAGAAACAAGCCGGGAGAGAGCGGCCTTGGTCGCGAAGCAGGATCAACCGCACAGCTTACGGACATCGATACGCAGGTGATGGTCACGCAGGTCATGCGGGACAAGCATGGCGCAAAGCAGAAGGCAGGGCTGTTCGACGGAGATCTCTCCGTCTTCGATATGCAAGGGCGGGAGTCTTCGCCTTGGGCCTACCTCGAAAAGCAACTCGACACCGACAGTCGAATCAAGATGGTCAGCCAAATCTCTTACGGAAAGGTCCGCAGTCAGACGGAGATGCACCAGACCCATTACATCGGTTGGGCAGAGAGATTGTTAGATGGAAGTTCTTATGTCGTGAGTACGGTATCGCCATTACAGAAGGCGAGGTACTTGCACATCGAGAAGGGGATGACTTTGGAAAAGATCAGTCGAACTTTGAGTGTTCCACTGCATGAGGTTTCAAGATGGTTGTCACCCTAATAGGTACTAGTAGTAACAATTGGCACAAAGCACAGAAGCGACTAACAGGCGAGGCCCAAGGGGCCGTTGCCTGCTCTTTGTTATCAATTGTTCTATTAGCTAATCGACCTATTAGTAACTATAGGGGGTGAAAAATTAGCGTGTCAAGCAAGACTAACGCCCAGTTGATTCTTGATTTTGGTGAATCGAGTAAAATCAATAACTTACTAACAGCGGCCACCCCTCTGTCGGGGGTGCCCGTAAGTCGCAGAAATGAGGGAGGAAAAGTACGCATGGTTCATCGCCGGAGGCTCGACGAAAGCGAGCTGAAAGCGGTCAGGTTAATGCTAGATCTTAAATACTCTTACCGTCAGATGGCCGAACAGCTTGGCGTCTGCACAGACACATTAAAGCGGATACTTGTTCGCGAAGGTTTGGCCGAGTTTGAGGGCGCAAAGTATGCCTGCAAGCCCGAGCACAAAAATTTCTCAAAGACTTGGAAACGTCCTTGCCTCAAATGCAGGGACGACTCTCCCAGACCGAAAGGTCAATTTATATGTAGCGAATGCAAGAAGGTGAACGAATCCTATCAGGGCGCACCTGATGCTTGGCTTTCATGGGGAGAGTAATGAGCACATCAGCAAAAAGAAAAGGCGATGGTTACGAGCGAGAGATTGCGAAGTGGCTAGACGACGCCTTGTTTGGCGGCGAAGGAAAGATCTTCCGTATGCCGCTCAGTGGTGGCGGGTCGCACATTGGTGGGGGCGGGCGCGCTGACATCATTGGCACGCCAGACGTATGGGTTGAAGCGAAGCGTACTGAGCGTTGTCAGCCATACGCCGCCATGGAACAAGCAGAGCGTGGCATCAAGGCGGCGAAGTCAGACGAGATGCCTGTCGTAATAACAAGACGTAATCGGATTCCGACGCAAGACTCATTGGTCATGATGCGTATGAAAGACTGGATAGTCCTCTATCAAAGTTTCATCACGAGCAACAACGAGTCCAGCTATGCGCTTGAAGATCTCAATGCAGTTCTAAAAGAGATTGAAGAGGACGAAGTCGAAGAAGAAGACGTGGGACTATTACCCTTGAACGGAGGGGACGATGGCTAAGAAGCAGATCGATAAGTCCAAGATGAAGTGCAACAAGCCTAAGCGCCAAGTACAGGGTGGCAAGAAGTTTGTTGTTAAGGCATGCAAAGACGGCAAAGAAAAGATCATCCGTTTTGGCGACGCCAACATGACTATCAAGAAGAACATTCCTGAACGCAGAGCGAACTTCCGCTCGCGCCACAATTGCGATACAGCAAAGGATAAATTCACGGCTCGCTACTGGTCGTGTAAGAAATGGTAATCGATGGAAAACACACGTCAGTGCAGGACGTGTGGCGAGATCAAATCACCTGACGATTTTTATTTACATTACAACAAGCGAAAGCACAACACGCCACGCTTAGATTGTAAAACTTGCGAGTCTGACAGAAGACTCAAGCAAGCTTCAAAAAGCCCGGAGGCTTTCATGAGAAGGCTCTGCTCTCAGCTTAGGTCAGCAAGACGTAAGCGAGGAGAGGAGTGTGACATCTCAACAGACGACATCATCGCTTTGTACCACGAGCAAGATGGCAAATGCGCATTGAGTGGTATCCAGATGACATACAAAAGATCTGGGAAAAAGTTGAGGACCTATGGCCACATCACCTACCCGACTAACATTTCAGTCGACAGGATTGACCCAAACGGTCCATACGAATTGAGCAACATACAACTGGTTTGCAACGCCATTAACTTCATGAAGTGGTGTTGGCCCGAGGAGGATTTCATTGATTGGTGCAGTCGAGTACATGGAAAACGGAGAGGTAAAGGTCAAGGAGATGGAGCTAGGTGAGCCTACGATAGCGATCCTTACCGAAGACGAGCCGATCACATCATCCCCTGTCATCACGCCTTGCATTACAGATGGCTTGGTACTGTCGTTTTCTGACGACATCAACATCTTTTTGTCGCGCTCAAGCGCCGTCATGCTCGCAGAAGACTTACAGCAGGTTGCATTCGATCAGTTGGGCGAGCAACTTGAGAGCGAAAAAAAGGGGGCCGAAGCCCCCGAGTAGGTAGGAGCACCCTAAACCTTGTATTCGTCTCCAACTACGATGCCCTTTTTGTTTAGCTTGTTGACGACAGAAAGCAGAATTCCATCCGCTTCGTCGATTGCTTTCTCAAGTTCTCGCACTCTGTCTTCCAGTTGACGGATGCGTGCTATCATTTCTTGCTCATTCATTTCGTAATCTCTAAGTTGTGGTCTAGCGCTTGAACTAAGGCGATAGCCAGAAGCATGTTTGGCGGTGATCCTTTAGACCATCTCCAAATTGTCTGCCCTGAGACTCCGCTCTTTCGTTCGATCTCCTCAAGTGACAGGTCGGAGTCACGAACCAATCGCAAAACATCCTTGACGATCGGATCGATCCGAGCTGTCTCTAGCCCTTTAAGCTTGGGTGCC